CTTGGCGGCGAGGGTCTGCGGGGCGGCAAGCAGCGCCACCGTGTCTGCATTCACCGCCGGCAGGAGATGCCGCTGGCCGGACGAAGGCCCGATCGAGGGCGCGACGATCCCGTCCGCGAACGTCTTGACGCCGGTGATCGTCTGCGCCAGGTCACCGCCGGCGTAGACGAAATCCTGGGCCATCAGGCCGAGGCCGGCCATCCTACCCTCCCGCCGCCACCGGCGCCGGTTCCTTCAGCGCCGCCGCGAGCCGGTCGATCGCATCATCGAGGATCGCCTTCCAGCGCTGGAGCCCGGGCGCCAAGCCATCGCGCACGCTCTCGTGCTGCCAGACGTTCACGAGCCAGAGCGCCCGCTCCGCGCTCTTGAGCGTGACGGTCGCCGGGTGCTCGTCGAGCGCCTCCTGGAGGTCGCGCCACCAGCGCCCCTCCTTGCCCGGCATCTTCTGGCCGTAGCGGAGCGCCACCGCCTGCGCCAGCAGGAAGGCCGTCACGCGCGGCGCGAGCGACGGGAGCCCGGCGAAATAGGCTGCGCGGATCTCGCGCGCCGCGACGTTGACATGCGCGTCCGTCCGCTCCCGGTCGCTGAGGGCGTCGAGCCTGGCGACGGTCTTGCGCTCCAGCTCGTCGCGCTCGTCGGTCTCCAGCAAGCCGAGGCGGTCGCCGTCCTTGAGGGTGTAGGGCAGGGCGAGCGTCAGGGTCAGGTCCATGGGGGCCTCCATCACGCGTTCGCTTCCACGAGCGTCAGTCGCGTCGTCCCCTCGTCGGGCTGGTCCTCGACGCCGACGACGCGGAAGATGACGCCGACGCCGCCGTGCGCCTCGAGCAGCGGGTGGCCGCTCACGGCCACGTGGTCGGCGTGGGCCAGGGCGAGAACGTTGTGCCACGCCTCGACCGTCAGCTCGAGGCGCTGGCGCTTCCACCGACCGAGCCAGAAGTCACCGAGGGCGACGGCGGTCGCCGTGTCCTGGACGAGATCCAGCTCGAGCGTCCCGGCGAGCACGTCGTCGGTCGTGGCGCCCGACCGGCGCGCGAGCCCCTGGGCGAGATCCTCGTGCACCTGGACGTGCGTATAGATGTCTTCGAGCGCCCCGCGCGCGGAGTAGTCCCGCGCGGCGTAGACCGTGAGACGGTTCACCAGCTCCGTTCGGGCCGAGCGCTTGACGGCCGCGATGCGCACGTCCTTCGCGTAGGCGAGCGTCACGGCAGCCACGGGCGCGTCCTGAAGGTAACTGAACTCCCAGGTCCCCGCATCGAGGTAGAGGACCGAGCGGGCCTGCTCGCCGAACTTCCGGCGCAGGCGCGAGAAGGTCTCGGCGCCAAGCAGGAAGGCCCAACGGAGCGCCGACCCCCGCGCGCGCGTGAGGGCCCAGCTCGCGCCGAGGTCGGCAGCGCTGACGCCCGGGAAGAGCTTGGTCAGGACGAAGCGCACGACGTCGGCCGGAATCTCGATCCGCGCTAGAGCGGTCCCCGTGATCCGGCCGAGCGAGTCATCGCGCACGCCCTCGACGTCGCAGGTGACGGTGCCGATGACGGCCGCGGCCGTCGACTCCTGCCCACCCGCGCCACGCTCGAACGTCACCGCATAGCGGTTGAACGCAAACGTCACGGTGACGGAGCCAGTGGACGAGAAGTCGAAAACCTCGTCCTCCCACGAGCCCCAGTCATGCGCATGCGTGATCGTGACCGGCAGATTCGCGTTGCTCCCTTGTCCGACGATCACGTCAGCCCCGCCCGGTTGGCTCGCTGGGCGGCGCGTTATCACCCAGTTGCCGCCAGGGCCGTCGGTCGACACCGTCACGGTGACCGTGCGGAGCGCGCGCCCCGGGATGACTTCGGCTGTGCCGGTCGGCAACGCCACCGTGCGCGAGCCCTGGCTGTCAATGGTCTGGGCAGTCGCAATCGAGACGAGCGCGGCATCACCCACTGGCAACACGTGGAACTGGCGGAGATTCGAGGGCTCGAAGTCGATGACGGAGAGACGCCGCCCGGCGCGAGGGCTCTCGACGTCACGAATGGTCGGGCTGGTCTGCGCCAGCTCGCCATTGACGCGCACGCCGCTCACCGCCACAAGGGGATGTTCAGACACTGTCTCGGCCACGACGAAACGATAGACACTCAAGAGTTGATACACCCGCATCGCGTCCGCATGAGCCACGGCCGTCGTGCCGTTGCGTGCGCGCGTGCAGGCCGTGAACGTATTACCGTCCTTCGCTCCGAGCAGGATGTGCTCATACTCGACCTGCACGGTGTCGCCCGCGGCGATGCCGGTGGCGTCCTCCAGGATCAGCGTCGTCGCCGAGACGGTGATCGCACCATCCAGCGTCGTCGCGCGCCCGTCGACAATAGGCTGCGCCAGGACGTGCTTCAGCGCGCCGAACGGGACGGAGAAGCTCTGGCCGATCACGCTCTCCGGCGCCTGCGGGAAGACGTCCGCCGTGATTCGGGTCACGGGCAACTGGTGCTCGAGCACCAGCGCCTGATCGCTCATCCGGAGGGTCAGTATCTCTTCGCCGATATCCGTCGGCTCCTCGAGGTAGAAGACGCCCCGGCGGATCGCGTCCTCGGTCGCCAGCGCCTCGTCGAGGAGCTCGTAGACCGTCGCTTGGGCGAATGCGAATTCGTAGGCCGTCCCCGTGTTGAGCGGGGAGCGGATCAGATCGGAGAGCCGGGCCCGGCCGGCGATCGGCTTCGTGTTGAGGAGCGCGATCGTCGCGGTCGCGGGTCGGCCGTCGACGTCGAGCGTGTTGAGGGTCGCCGAGAGATTGCCCCAGCTCTGGACCAGCGGGAGCCACTCGTGGCCGATCGCGGCGGCGACATGCTCGTCAGAGAGTCGGAGCGTCAGGGCGGACGGGTACGCGAAATCCAGCTGCAGGAGGTAGCGGGCCCGGACGCTCGTGCGGCCGGTGGCGATCAGGGCGGGCGCGGAGAGCGTCTTCACAGCGCCTGCTCCATCATTGTCTGCACTTCCCACAGCCCGTTGCCGAGCGGCCGCGGCGCGACTGCCTCGTCGAGCCAATCGACCCAGTAGAGCGTGCCGTCCTCGTCCTTGAGCAGGAGCTTCTTCGCGCCCTCATCGACCGCGGCGAACGCAGCGCGGAGCGTCGCGAGATCGGCATCGCTCAGGACCCAGCCCCACGGAAAGCGCGCCAGCGGCTCGCCCCGCTTGATCGCCCAGAGGTACCTACCGGGCGAGCGCGACCGCTGGACGTTGCCGGCGGTGATGGCCACGGCGCCGAGGCGGATGACAGGCGTCTCGCTGAGGACGTGCGGGACGCCGAGGAGCAGCTCGCCGATCGCCGGCGCCGTGGCCATCACGGGAATCCGCACCCGCCAGTAACGGAGGCTCAGGCTCGCGAAGGTCCGGAGCACGTCGACGGCCGTGGCCGAGAAGGAGTCGCGAGAGGTCGTCGCCGGTGCGTTGTTGTCGCCGTAGAGTGTGACGGTGACCCCGGTGACGGTGTGGTTGACGAGCCCCCACCCGGTCACGGCCTGCGCGCTCCCGAGGTCGATGTCGAGGTCGAGCTGGGCCATCACGGGCCCGCCCATCGCCATCGAGAGCGGCGCGATGTCCCACAGGTCCCAGTCGCCCGCGAAGGCCGGCGTGTATCGCGGACCTCGGTCGCGGTCGTAGAGGCGCGTGAGGGCCGTCGCTTCGGCCGGCGCCGAGGCGGTGACCGCGGACGCGGCCTCGAGGAGGTTCTCCGCGAAGAGGGTGACCGGCATCTAGGAGACGTCGGCTTCTTCGGTCGTCGCGTCGACCGTAAAGCGGCGCACCTCGGAGGCCGTGCCCGCATCCGGCTGGTAGAGCACGAGCCCCTCGCCGGCGGCCAGCACGAGGCCGCCGTCCTCGAGCGGGTCCTTGCTGGTCGGCCAGACCTGCGGCGGCGGCGCGAACGGACTGGCGGCCGAGATGATGATCGGCGTCAAGAACGTCTTGACGGTCGCTCCGAGGCTCGGTGTCATACCGGTCACGGCCGTCCGGAGGCTCCCCACGTTCGCGGCCTCTGACGAGCGCCGCTTGGCCGGCGTCACGGTCCCGCCCGAGGCGGTGCCCGTGAACGTGAAGCGCTGGGCGAGGATGCGCGGAACCGTCACCATCGCCGTGCCGGTGATCGCGCTGAACTGGAGGGCGATCTCCCGCACGATCAGCTCGATCGTGGAGCCGACGGGGTTCGCGAGCCAGAAGAACCCCGTCGTCGTACCATCCTGCGCGCTCGCGTTGTCCTTCACGGACTGGAGCGTCGTCGAGTAGTGGAAGACGCCGAGCTTGGCGCGCTGGCTGGTCGGGACGAAGAAATGCTCGTGGACGGTGTTGGCGCCGACGACGCGCGTCTGGGTGCGCGGCTTCTTGCCTGTGTTGCCGCTATCATCGGGCAACTGCACGTAGCTAGCGATCGGCGCCGCCATCGTCTACTCCTTCCGCCGCAGCGCCTCGAGCGTCTGCGGCATCTGCCCGCGGCGGATCGCCTCGGCGAGCGACTGGTCGGCCTGGGCGCGGAGCGTAGCGAGCGTGACGGTCACGCGGTCGAGCCCCTGGGCGGCGCGGTCAGCGGCATCGGTCAGTGCCATCGGATCCTCTCCTCATGCCGGCGGCAGCGGGCCTTCGCGGAGGAACTGTCGCCGCGTGGCCTCTTCGGTGTCGCGCCGGAACTGTCGTGTCGTCGCCAGGTCCTCACGCCGGAACTGGGACTGGGTCGCGGCGTCGAGTCGGTAGAACATCGCGAGCTGGATCGCCTCGGCGCGGAACTGCCGACTCGTCGCGACGTCCAGGCGTCGGAAGATCGCCTCCTGGATCGGCTCGGCGCGAAACTGCCGGGCCGTGGCTTCGTCGAGACGGTAGAAGATGGCCTGCTGAAACCACTCCGCGCGGAACTGCCGCGTCGTGGCGGCGTCCAGGCGCAGCACGGAGCGCGCGAACGGATCCAGCGCGTTGCTGGCCTGCGCGAAGGCAGTCGCGAGGTCCATGGGCTAGCCTCCCCCGCCGAGAGCACCGCTAAGCGCATTGACGTCGATGGTCGCCTGGCGAATCCAGGCGTCCATGGCAGCGACTTCAGCCGCGAACCGCTGCATCTCGGGGATCGCCTTATCGACGCCGCCCTTGATCGCCGTCGCGAGGCGCTCGCCAAGATCGTCGACGCCGATCTTCAGCTCGTCGGTGCTCGCGATGAACTGGTCGACCCACTGGCGCCCCTGTTCGACCTGGAGACCGAAGTTGCTGAACTGGATCTGGTCGACCGCGCGCTGGGCCGCCGCGACGGCCTCCGGAACGCCCGCAAACTCGTGCTTGAATGCTTCGAGTGAGTCGACCGCTGCCTGCCGGAGGCGCTCGCGCTCGCCGACGGCGTCGCGCGGACTGATGAGCCCCTCGCGCTCGAGGAACGCCTGATCGGCCGCGGCCTTCTTGATCGACTCCTGGATCTGCCGCAGGCGCGCGAAGCCGCCGGCCGCCGAGGTAGCGAGGCCGAGCCCCGCCGCGCCCTGGCCACGCTGGGCCTCGAACTGCTGGCGGGCCTGGACGCGCTCCTTGAGCTGGTCGCGGAGGAAGTCCGTTTCCTGCTTCCACGTGGCGAACTGCTTCTGCGTCGCCGCCTCCTCGATCTTCCGGACCGTCGCGTCGTGCTCGGCGCCCGCCGTGGTCCGCGCGGCGAAGGCGACGGCCTCGTTGGTGGCGAGCGCCTGGTCGCGTCGCGCGCCCTGCGCGATGGACTGGATGATCCCGCGCTCGCGCTCCATGCGCTCGCGTTCGATCAGCTCGAGCCGCGTCGTCAACGCCGCCTCTTCGGCCGAGCGCTCCTCGCCGAGGGCGCGCAGCGTCGCGACCGCCGATTGCCCGCGGAGCTGGACGAGCTGCTTCTCGAGCCCGGCCTGGAGCGTGACCGCCCGGATGCGATCGTCGGCAAATTTCTTTTGCTCCTCGGCCGCCTGCTTCATGCGGTCGAGCGTCTGAGTAACGGTCTCGCCCAGGCGCCACCAGTTGCGGATGTTCTCCTCGAGCCATTGCACGCCGGCGGCGACGGCGAGGACGCCGCCGCCGATGATCCCTGCCTGGCCGAGCACACGCAGGGCGCCACCGGCCCGCAGTGTGCTCTGGATCACGTTCTGGAGCGCGAAGGTCGCCCGTTCGGCGCCCGGGACGACGGCCCCGAGGCCCTGCGCGGCGAAACGCGACGCCATGCGCTCGGCCCCGCGGAAGCTGCCGCCGGTCCGGTCGAGAGTCCCGCGCGCCGTCTGCATCTCGGCCTGGAACTGGACGGCGTTGGCGCGCAACTCAACGATCAGAGCGCCGACTTGCGTCGCCATCAGACCCATCAACCGGTGCTCCGGCGATCGGCGAGACGGCGCGCGATCACCCGGATGCGCTCCCAGGCGCCATCGATGAACGCCTGCACGGCGGCGCGGCCGTCCTCGGCCAGGGCGCGCGTCATCGGGGCCTGGGGCGCGATGCCGGGGTGCTGGACGCGCGAGAAGACCTTGCCGCCGAACGAGAGGGCCCGCTCAATCCGATGCGCCTTCGTGCCGAACTCGAGGAAACGCAGCACGAACGTCCGGCTGGTCTTGGCCCTGGGTGGACCCGCCCCGATGGCCGCCACGCCCCCGACGTCGGTCAGCGGGCCGCTGGTCTGCACTTGGACTACTACGCGGAGGTCCCGCGCCGTCTTGCCCGTGCGGCCGCGGATGCGCTCCTCGATGCCGCGGCGGATGATCTCGCCGCCCTCCTCAAGCGCGGGCTCGAGTACCTCGCGCTGGACGGCCGCCGGCAGGGCGCGCAGGGCCGCATCGAGGCTCCGGAGCCCCTCGATGCGGAGCGAGGCGGAGAGGGGGGCCACGTACTTCTTCCGGCCGTAGCCCACGGTTAGCTCTCCGCCCGGAAGATGCGCTCGATCCGGCGCTGGAGATCCTCGGGCCCGGACGGCGGCTCGGCCGGCGACCGGCCGCTTTCGACCAGGTCGTAGGCCATCTGCTCGGCGAGGCCCGTGCTCGTCATCCGGCTCAACATCTCCTCCACGCTCGCGAAGCCCAGCTCGCGCTGGAGCCGGATCAGATAGCGGCGCGCGGGCCGGGCTCGGAGTTTTTTGCGAGGTCCTCGATGGCGTCCGTGCCGAGCTTGTTCAACGCCCAGGCGGCGCGGAAGACGCGCTCGAGGGCGACGCCGCTCGTGGCGTTCAGCGCCGCCACGTCCGCCTCCGTGAAGAGCCGGTGGCCCTCCTCATCAACGACCGTCAGCACGGCGAGCCGCGCCTTCACCTCCGGCCTGTCGCCGCTCTTCGCGAGCCAGACGAGAAATGCCTCGCGGTCGCGGCCGTCGAGCTCGAGCACGCGCACGTCGCCGCCCCACTCCGGTGTCGGGACACGTGCGCTCGCCCGTTCGTCGACCGCGAGGATCGCGTCCCGCGTCAGCAGGCCCATGTGATCTTCCTCCCTACAGCCGCGTCACCGCGCCCGTCGCCCGGAGCGTCACCTCCGCCTTGAGCGGCTGGTCGATCGCGATCTGTGCGCGCTTGAAGCCCTTGACGAACGCGGCGAAGGCCACGCCGTCCACCCCGTTTGGATAGACGATCCGGTAGTTACGGATCGTGCCGGCCGCCGCGTCGTCCTCGAGCTGCTCCTGGAGCGCGTTGCCGTCGATGACGTTGATCGTCAGCGTCCCCTCGCCGAAGTCTCGGAGCCCGGCCTTGAATTCCTTCGCCGTCGAGGTCAGGTGCGTGACCTCGACCTCGGTGACCTCGGCGCCGGGCTGGCTGATGTCCACGACCTCGGCGACCGCCGTGAACACCTCTGGCGTCGCCCCGTCGCCGACCCGGAGCGTGGTGCCGTTCGTGACGATCGCGTCGCTCATGGAGTCCTCCTACGCCGAGGCGCCGATGATGACGATGTCGTAGTCCACGCTCGTCCCGGCGGCGCTATTGCCGATCCGCAGGAAGTCCGAGGCGCCGGCGCCGACCGCGTAGCCGGTGACGTCGGGCGCGATGAGCGTCAGAAGGCCGCCGGGGCGCACGACCACCTTGTCCGTCGCGTCCGAGACCCAGTTGACGAACTGCGTGGCCGCGGCGCCGCCGACGAGCACGTTATTGGTGTTCGCGGCGCGCGCGCGGATGATGATCGCCTTCACCCGGGCGAACGTGAGGGTGCCGCCGAACTGGTTGGTCAGGACGCCGGCGAGGTCGAGATCCTCGGTCGCGCTCGCCGCGAGCGTGCGCGTGTCGGACCAGATGAGGTTTGCCTGGTTCGCGCCCGTGCCCGAGGCCCAGGTGTACTCGAATTTCTGCGCGACGACCGCCGAGGGCGTCGCGAGATCGGCCGTGGCCGTCTCGGTCGCGACGACGGAGATGATCAACTTGGTGGTGAGCGCCGCCTGCGCCGGTGTCGCCAGCAAGAGCGCGACCAGCGCGCACGTGAGGAGCCTCGTCATCAGGGCCATGCCTGGACCCTCCTTGCGCCCGTCTCCAAGTGCTCGGTTGCGACGAGCACCTGGTGGGCGGTGAGATGCACTTCGCGGTGCCAGTCGAACTCAGCGACATCGTCCACGACCAGCGTGAGATCGCCCCAGAGGACGCGCACGGCTGGGGCCAGGTCGGCCTTGCCGCGGAGGTCCGCGCGGTAGCGGAGGCGCAGGCGGTAACGCTCCTCGCCCTGAGGCTCGACGGCGGCGCGCACGGTCGGCGTCTGGGCGAAGTCCGCCCACACCATCGTCGTGTGGTTGAGGCGCTGGAGCGTGATCGTCTCGCGGAGATCGCTCGCGTTCACGCCCACCGATAATCCCAGAGGCCGTCGAGGATCGCCTTCTTCATCGCGGCGTGGAGATCGGGCGCGCCCACGTGGTCGTAGTCGTTCTGCACGAGCCGCATGAGCGCGGTCCGCAGGCGCCCGGGGACCGCGTCGGGCGCGCCATAGCCGGCGACGAAGCGGATCGTCACGGCGTTCTCGATACTCCGCGTGCTCGGCCAGCTCTCCGCGTAGGCGAGCGTGATCCGGCCCGGCTTGGAGTCCGGGTCGACCACGTAGACGGACGCCGCGAGCGTCTGCTGGACGCCGGCCGTGTCGAGGTATTGCACGCTCGTGACCGACTGGAGTGGCGCCAGCGGCATCGCGATCGCCCCGGATGGAAAGGCGTCGAGCAGGAGCTCCCACGTCTGGGTCAGGAGGGCGCCGCAGAGCCCCTCGGGGCCGTCGAGCTGCTCGCGCGCGGCCGTGACGAGGGAGGCGAGCAGCGCGTCGTCGTCCGACGTCGTGACGCGCAGGGACGCCTTGGTCTCCGCGAGGGTGACCGGCTCCTCGGTGGGCGCGGTGATGAGGCGCAGGGGCATGGGCTCACGCTCACTCGATCGTGAGCTGCTCCTCGTACCAGGAGGCGCCCTGGGTGAACGTCTGCCCGACCAGCGACGAGACGACGTGCAGGCAGAGCGAGCACTGCGGCGGCACGATGAGCCGGCCGTCCACCTCGGCGAGGACGGCGCCGAAGGGCACCACCCCGCCCGCGCCCTTCTGGTAGGCGGCCGTCCAGGGGAACCAGCCGGAAT